CATTTTCTTTTTCTCACATTAATTCTTGGACGACCGTCCGTAAATGACATTATTAGGCGCTGAAATTCTACACCATTTTCAACTTCATCTAGTAATGCAGGCCCAGGTACTCGTGCAACACCGGTTGTGTCATACAGTTTATCCAGTCTATTCAATTCTTCAAAGGCATTTTGGGCACTCACTTCTTTTGGTATTAAATCTTGATATAGAGGAAAATATTCATCAAAAACGGCAGCCTCTGCTTGTTCTTCATCACTGATTGTTACCTGCAAGTTCTCCTCTGCTGCCGCCTCTGGTTCTGGGGTCTCAGCGGGTGTTTCTTCAGCAGCAGCAGCTTCAGCAGGGGCCTCAGTAGGCTGTGTACCACTAGCAGGGGGTGTAGTAGGGGTCTCTGGGGTTGTAGTGGGTGCAGCAGGGGGTGCCGGGGGTGCGGATGGATTTTGACTTTGATTAAATTGGTTAATCGCAGCAGCACCTGATGAGGCACCTTGACCTGTGGAGGCAGCTTGGGTTTGCACCACTGCTGCCTGGGCGGCTGCCTGCGTTCCTGAAGCTGGATCAAAGGGAACGGTGGGTTCTGGGTCTATGGCGTTGGGTAATCCATCTCCATCAATGTCATTAGGATCAACTGGCAACAAAGGACTGGCTGGTGTAGAATTGGTGGCATTATTTTGAACATTATTTGCTGTTTGGTTTACATTAGATATGCTTGATATTCCAAATGTTCGTAACGAACTTTCAATCCTATCTAGATCTGACTCCACCCTCTCTACAATTGCTTTACACGAGTTGTTATTGTTTGTTTTCGATGGTGCGTTTGTTTGACTTATTTTTTGCATTCTTTTATTTGGATTACTACCGAGTTTAATTTTGCTACCATCACCAGCATAATACATCTGAGCCTCTATTGTAGTTTTAAACCCATTGACTCCTATTGATGACCTTACACTAGTGACGGTGTGATATCCTCCTATACCTAGTTTATTTGCTAAAGATCGTTTTTGACCAGCCACTAAGCCACCTTGAGTAGGAGAACCTAACTTATCGCCGCCAATACCATAAGGATTAAGAAACAAATCCATTCCTGGATAGAAAATTGTATTACCAAACATTTCAATTGTTACTTTGTAAACAGTTGATAACTGAAGTAGTCCGTCAATACCCTGTTGAAAAAACCTAGCCTCGCGAACAAACTGCATATCTGTCTTGGCAAAACTAACTGATTTTACAATTCCTTTATTATTTCCAATTTCAATATGATATATTCCATTACTATTATCTGTCGCATATTTTCCCGAACCATCAGTGGTTAAAGAACTACCAAGCACACCGAGATACATAAAATTGTGATAACCACTTATATCTTTAACTTCAGAAGTGGTGTCTCCGGCAAAAGGAAAAACACCAACACTTTCTGTTGGACGATGTTCATCAATGTTTATAATGGGTTCTACATTTTGTTCTCCAAAAATTGATCTTAAAGGATTACCAGCTTTGTTATATGCAGTAATCTGTCCGGTCTGAAAGCTAAAGTTTTTATCAATTCTTCTGTTAATACAGCTTTCAAGTAAGGACTGTTGCAATAATTTACTTGATAAATTTCTGATAAATGTAACAATTGGAAAAGATTTTCTTGTGTCACCCTTCTTAAGAACGTTATCTTGAAACCAATCAGCAAAATATTCTACTGATATTGGTATTTGTGCTATATTGACAGTGTGATCTAAATTACCAGCATCTTTGTAAACATCAAAATCAAAACTACCTAAAATAAAACGACAATTTTCAACTTCTTCTCTTAATTTTGATGGGCTTCCATCTTCATACATGGTGTCAAGCACAGTGTGCAATAAATCGCCAAAATAAAAATACTGTATTGTATTGTCATGAGGAGAATTAAAGTTGTAATCCTCTGGTAAATAAACTTGAGTGAGAATTGTCTCTGTAACCCCTGTTTCTTGTCCTTGCTTGACAACATCATCTTGAGTCACTTCTTTACTTTTAGACACTAGACCCTTTAACTCTGGCTTTTTCTTAAAAAAACCAAATCTTCTGTATGAAGATGCCTGCGCTGTGGAGATCTCACAAACAAAAATTTTATTTCTTTCAACTAATCTTTGTATTATTGATTTGAGAGACTTCTCTCTTAAGGCTGCCTCTTGTGCATCAAGTGCTGCTAATATTCTCTGTAACTGATCTTGTGTACATTGATTGCTTTTAAGAGCGTCTAGGTACTGTTTGGTGTTTACTTTTCTTTGTGCAACTACATCTGGTGTTGCTAAGGCATCATATTGATGTGTTTTGAGTATCGTTTCAACATAAGCACCATAACTAACTGTTAAGTTTACTGTTCCATCAACATTAATATTAAAATCATGATCAATCATGCAGAGATAAAATGCTTTATTAGTTCTTTTAAGCGCTTCAACAAGGTTTTCAACATTTTGATACCAAGGGAACATCGCTTGCAATTCTTCTTTGGATGGAATATGATAACCTACTTCTGCCATTATTCTGTAAAAAGACGGATTATACTGATCAGGATGAAGTAAAACATTATCAACTTCATCAGAATGAATAATCAAGTCTACAAAAGCGTATTTTTCATTATTATAGCTTTTTCTATCGGCTACAAAATCATCAAATGATTGAAAGTGCAGTGTTAGTGATGCCTTAATATCTTTTCGAGACTCCGCAGGGTTTGTACCATTGAATTCAAAGCTAAAATCTTTAAGACCAACGCCTGAGCCTTTATCAAATGGCATATCAAGGAAATTTGTTGCTTTCATAAAATTTCTTTGCCTATTTAGATCCTCAGATGAATCAAAAACAAACTCTGTTTTCTTTATACCCTCGTCAGTATTTTCAACCCGGTATAACTTAATTTTTGGAACTAGTGATGATAGCACAGCGGGTGGTATATTGAACAATTCTTTAGCCACGTTAGAATTCAACATTTTACTTAAAGTAGCAGACTGATCTTGAGGGTTTGATACCATAAATAATCTACCATCAAATGGCATGTTATTAAACTGCTCTGTTAAGACACCACAAGTATTATTCACAGGGCCTGTAAAATTCTGTCTATTGTTGATTTTAGTCTCTACTCTTTGTTTAATAATGTCTGTAAAAGCCTCAGACAAAATAGGTAAGTTCATCATTAAGGCACACTGTTTGAAAAATCTTTGTCGATTTTTAATATCTTCTTCAGTAAGTTCAGGCTCTTCAACATCAGCCCCAGCAGGTGCATCTGATAATTCTTGTGTGACTTGCTGCTCTATTTTATCCTGTGCGGTAACACCAGCAGCAATTTCTTCATCTGTCAACTCTATTTGTTCTTGATCATAGAATGCCTGTCTTCTTGTGTTTTCAAAATACCTAGCAATCAAAGAATATAGACCAGATGTTGATAGATTTATTTTATCTTCATCCAATGTCATTGGGTTATCAACAGATTGTTGAACTGTGCTTTGTAATTTATCCAGTAGTGTTGATTGATTATCATTGGTTGCGATATCAATACTGTCTTCAATAACAGCTTGGATAAATAAGGAATAGTCCTCTTCCATCTTTGATCGGATTGATTTAGTTGGTAATTTATCATTTAACAGAAAAGATATGACACTATCAAACCAAGAATCTGATACGTCATTTGGGTCTAATTCAAAATTACCACTGGCCAGAGAGTTTCCTAAGAATTTATCTACAAATACTGGGTTTTTTATATCTTCAGCAAAAGAACTAGCAGGGAAAGCAACATTGTTTGGTCCACTATTAATATTGTTTTGATTTGCAATTGTTTGTTCAACAGAACCAGGCCCTGGCATTCTTAAAAGTGATATTGTGGTTGTTTTTGCCTCTAACAAAAATCCCCTAACCCTTTCGGTCACAATTCTATCAAAGTCATTAAACATATAGCTTTGTTTTATTAATCTAGTCAGTGGAAAATCAATTTTTTGTGTGGTCTCTAAAGAATATGATGCAATGCCACCCCATAGTTCAATAATATCATATTTAGGAATTATGCCACCTCGAGCATTAGCAGGTCTGGCCCCAGGATTTGTTCTGATTCCTCCAGGTCCATTTCTATCTTCATAAATATCTATCAACTGTCTCCAGGTACCAGAATAGGTATCGCCAAGATCGTTAGTAACAGAAAAAGTGACATTCTGCACAAAATCATCAAACGAAAGTTTTTGAGATAAAATTAACCTAATCATTGCATACATTGACTCATCAGGATAATAGTCGTCAAACTTTTTAAATCCCTCTGTATCAATTTTGCTTGTTAAATCTAAAAATTCGTCAATTTTTTTCCTAGCCCTTAATACAGTATCAAAGGTGTTATCAATGTTTTTGTTTAATATATCTAGTTCTAAAATTACATCGGCCATTATTCAAAAGCCCCCAATACAACGTTAAGGTTGGTTGGGATCTCAATAATGTCTCCTGGCATCAGATGCCCCTCGGTTGGTGCTTTATTCCACTGAGCAATGATATACCAAAGAGTTTGATCGCCATAAAATTTAAGAGCAAGTTTCCAGAATTTATCACCTTGAGTCCAAGCATGCTTGACAACATTAATTCTTTCTTTTTCTTCCTCATCAGGATAAATCAATTCCTCTGTAGTATACTGTATAATTTGCTTGACACCTCTTTCCTCAAGGGTGTTTTCATACATTTCATCGTCATTGATTGCTTTTACTCTAGAATTAAATCTGCTCATAATTACTTTCCTTTAAATGGAAACCCAATAGCACCACCAAAATCTTCTTCTGTGCTTGACTTACTAAATCCTAACTGGTGTTCGTGGAGAACATTGAAGTTAATTGATAGTCTAATTACCTTTGGATAAAATTCTTGATTACCAGTAAACATCCCCATCTCTAAACTTGGTGCCCAATTAACGCTTGTTATGTATCCAAGCAGCCCTTCATTGTTGACAGAATTGATAACTAAGTTTGCAAATTTCAGTCTTATCAAAGGAGACTTAGATAAACTAAGAGCATTTTGAGACACTACTTGGTTCCCTAAATCTTTTCTGTCTGTGTTATACTGAGGATAGAGCATTTTTACTAGAATGCCACAGTTTTTCAAGTTTGATTGTGCCTCTTCTAAGTTTTTTGCTGGTAATGTCCAGGATATAGAATATGATCTTTTTGTTCCTTGGAATGTTGCAATATCATCATTTCGACCATAGACTTGCTCTGCATTCCAGGTAGAACTAAAATCTTGAGATAGGTTGTCTAAATAAGCAAGAAACTGAACTTTTTGACCTGTATCGATCATCGACTGAAACTCTAAAAAAGCCCCAGTTTTTTTTGCGTATCCCGCTGGTATTGAATTTTTTGAATAAAATGTCATGATGCATTAGCCCTCATCTCTACAAATGCTGTCATTTGTTGACCGTCAACATTTAAACTGATCTGTTGTCCTCGAAGAGCGTTAGAAAGTTGACTAACTAGGTCTAAGTCTCTAACTCCACTAGTGGTAACTCCAGCAATAGTCCGACCAGTTGCGGCATCAACAGCCAAATTATTAATTTGTGCATTCTCTAGCACCGCATTATTTGCTAATGTCTGTGGTCTAGTACCAACATTTAAAACACTTTCAGATCCATTTAATCGTTGGGCACTATCGCCAAGTTCTGACATACTAACTGATGCTGCATCTATAGAGGAGGTATCAGCACCAAATATAACTTTACCTAATGCACCTAACCCAGCAGCAGCAGCCGCTAATGCACCGAGGCCTAATAATAATGGCCCCAAAGCAGTTGTCACGGCTGTAATACCAGCGACAAGACCACCACCAGCAGCGACACCCCCAACACCTGCTGCGGCTGCACCTGCACCTGCCGCACCGGCTGCACCACCAATTCCAAGTGCAGCGGCAAGACCACCAAAACCACCTGTAACTATTGCTACTAGAGGGGCAATAACCTTAAGAGCAATAGCAAATGTTCCTAACGCACCAACAATCTGCATGAATCTCTCTCTAGATTCTTTAGGAAATGAATCAAGGAAAGTAAGCACACCGTCTAATGCTGCGTGGACTCCTTCTAAGACTGGTTTTACCATGACGGCAAATTCAGCAGTAAGAATTTTAAATTTGTCTTGAATATCAGCAGTGGCTCTAATTGCCTCTTCAAATTCTTTTTGAGCATTAGCGCTTCTTTCCATCTCTGATCTATATTGTTCGTATTGTCCCAAGTTCATACCGAAGATTCTTTGTGCCTCGTTCATATCATCAATACCCGCAGCAGATGCTAAGGCCATCTGACTAAATTTGTCCATGTCTCCAAAAGCAACACCTTGTGCTTGAGTCTGTCTTATGAGAGTCTCAATTCTTTCTTCCTCAGACATCATCAACATCTCAGTAGTTGATAATTGAGTACCCAAAAGAGCATTAAATTTTGCGGCGCCCTCTGCGGCGCCCTGGAATGTGTCAAACTTTTTAGCAATACCAAGTAAGGTTGAAACTTCAACCCCAGCGACTTTTGCAGCAGATGCTAAACCTTGGAAAACCTGCATTGATCTAGATCCATAAACAGCCAATGTTCCAAGAGATTGATTAAAGTCAGAGGTTATTTGCTCTGCTGATATACCAAGTTCTGTTCCCATCATTGCTAACTGAGTGGTCGCTGCCTCTGTTTGTGCGGCGGTCATCCCCAGGTTAATGTTTAAAAACTGAAACGTCTCTGCTGCCATTGCATTGGTTACTCCAAGTTTTTCAAGCAATGCTGTTTGTGTTATCAAAGATGTTCGAGCAGTTTCTGAAAGGTTAACAAAGTTTGTTGTTTGAGTGATTAAGGAACTGGTTGCTTTACCGGCATTTTCTAATCTAACTCCCAAAAGGTTTCCAGCATCCTGAGCAGCAATCATAGAGTCGGCAAACTCTCTACCTGTGGCTGTTGATCGTGCCAATGCAGCAGTTGCCTTATCAGCCTCTACTACAAGCATTACAGTTGCCTCAACAATCTTCAGTAAACTGCTATATGTCAAGTTAGTAAAGTTAAAAGTGTTTTTAAAATTCTCTGCAAATGCAGCTGCCGCTGGCTCAGCACCTTCACTAAGACCTTTACCAACTTTAATAATATTACCAAGAAAACCACTGCTAGACATTGTAACAATACCCATGGAGCCAGCAATATCTCCAAGTAACTTCTTTTGTTCTTTACCATATTTGTTTTGAGCATCGGATACTTGGTTCATCTCTTGAAAGACTTCAAGGACCTTTCTGGCTTCAGGTGTCAAAGATGCTATTAGATCGTTCTGTTCTGTTAAAGCAAGATTTCCGCTTCTTATATTATCAATAATTTGTTTTGTTTCTTGTCTGCTTTGGGTATGTAAATTAATTTCGGCCTCAAGAAGACGCATTTGCGCTTCTCGCCTACCAATTATATCTCCAAGAACCTCTGAAGATTGAGCCTGAGCAGCGGCAAGATCTCTCTCAACCTGAAGTTGACTATCAGATAGTTCCTTATTGGACTCAATAAGTGAACCAATCTCAGTTAAAAGTTGTTTATTTTTTTCTAGTTCTGACATTTAGGTCCCCTCAATCTCTGAAAGGCCATGGCAGATTTGTCTTCTGTGTAAAGTCTGCGGCGGCTTTATCAAGTTCGGCTTTGATTGCCTTTGTGTCTTCGTCGTCTTTACCACGAGCAACATAGGACTCAAGGTATTCTTTCTCGAGACTCAACGCTCGAGCATAAGCCTTTACGTCTTCATACTCTCCACGGATAACAAACTTAACGTCCTCTCCATCTTCTTCATTAAGATTAGCAACAACGTTTGCATCCTTGCCATAAATGTATTTCAGAAGTTTCTTATTCCAGAAACCCCACATTTTCATAAAAGACTCTTGAAGAACCTCTTTCTTTGTAAAATCAATACGGATCACGCGAATCCCTCCGTCTCTTATTAAATAGTCAAAAATTAGAAATGCTCATGGATGCCTTATCTTGACTTTCCACGAGCCTTCTCTATTTCTTTAGCCTCATCTTCAAATTGTTTTGTAAGTCGTTCTACAAACCATTTACGAAGACCGACAGGTAAATTATAAGCTTCTGTTAAACTCCACCCTCCGTGATGCTTAAGTAAAAAGAACTGCTCATACACGGACTCTATGTAGTCATTGCTTAGGCCAAAAAAAGTCGATCCCAAATGGGACCTCTACCTCCTCTGTATGCCCACAGTTTTTGCACTTCATGGTTTGTTTAATCTCAATATTAGGAGTGGCCGCCTCAAGACACAACTTTAAATGCCGGGCATCAGCAGCAACAATATTCTCTAACACCTTATGAATAACTTCTTGATCATCAACATCTTGAATCTGAAGGGTGACAATCTTAAGCTGCTCTAGGGTGGCACTTAAAGACTCGCTCTCAATGTTATCCAAAATATATTTAGCCAGATAAGTCTCATCTTTGTTTGTCAATAATCTAAACTTAACATTAAACTTACACATTGGAAGTGTTGTGGAGAACGTTTCATCATCATTCTCGGCGATGTTAAGGGTGTCTGTAAGCCGCGAAGCAATAAATGTGGGTTTGGTTAGGTCAAACACCATTTCGTTCGTTACAGAGCATTCTCGACACTTTAAAGACGCATCATAACCAGCACCATAGGCTGTGGCTCTTGCTGCGATCAGCAAAGCATTTTTATCACCAATTAAAAGATCTCCAACGTCAATTGAATCATCAATAATGATGCTCTGAAGAAAACGATCAAGGACGATTCCCTTTGTGATTAATGACCTGTTTGTTAAGATGTCTTCATCTTTTGCTGTCATAAATCGGATTTCCAAAGAGTCTCTACCATACATTGGATGACCTTTAGCATAGTATTTACCCTTTGAAGGAATATCTACAATCTCTGTTGGAGCAACAAAATCCAGTAAACTTACTGGTGGAGCCTCTGCTTGATCTGGTTTTTTATTTCCAAGCCGGCTTGAATTATTTCTTCCCAATTTTCACCTCATTAAATTTATTGTCATGGACTTTATGGAGTAGTAGGTTTTGATTTTGGCGATGGCTTCTGAACTAACTCAGCAAAGTCGTATGTAATCTGTATTGTTAGTTCAACTAAATCATCTGAAGAGTAATCTAATCTTCCAAAATCAATACTTGTTATTATGCTATTATGCAAGGTCCATGTTTCTAGTGCAAAACCATCCGGGTCAAGTTGATTAAAAATAATATCATTAGAACCATCGAAGCCTTCTTTTTTGATACCGTCTACATTAGGAACGGCACCACCACCAAACCCGGGATTGTTATATCCAGATTTTTTTAAAAATTCATAAATTTGACCAGTTCTTATTGAGTCATCAACAACAACAATTCTAACTGGTTGCCATGTCACAACCCCAGGAAAATTAAACTTGTGATTAATTAACTGATAGGATGTACTGGAGACTTCAGCAGTGGGCTTGTCAATTGACTTTGCCCAATACCATTCTCCATCACCATTAACCTTAAAGCGAAACTGTCTTTTTGGATCACTTGTATTATCTTTCCAGAACCCCATTCATCCCTCATTAGGTAACACAGCCAACGCCTAGTTACCGGTTGGTGTTGCTGCTTTCTCAAATTTATAATTACGCTCTGGTACGCTTCTATTTCCTGCCTTGATTTGACACTGAGCATAATCATAAGCAATTGTCATAGTGATTTCTCGAAGTTCATCTGAATCGTAATTAAAAGTCGAAAGATCAGCGTCTACAACCATTGGGTTAATAACAGTCCATATTTCAATATCATTACCATCAGCATCAATCACGGTAATAGTAAGGTTTCTAACTGATTGATCAGTGGCCTTTTTCTTAGATATAGTTTGAAACTCTCCTGGATCTTTAACGTGATATCCGCTTTGTTCAAGTAAATTCATTACCTGTGAGACAGCATCAGGATTACTCGGATCAACCATGGTTAAGGTGATATCTTGCCATCTTACCTTCCCAGGAAATTTGTAAACATTATCAAGATACTGATGCTCTACAGGACTTGAAGTAAAGGTTGGGATCTTTACACTTTTTCCCCACCACATACCACCACCGGTTACACCTTGGGTACCATCTGCTGAATCTAATTGAATCTTAAACCTAAATAGTCTCTTAGGCTCAACGCTATTTTCTTTCCAAAAACCCATAATTTTATAACTCCTTCAAAATTAATTAGTGTTTACTCGAATTCTACACCGCTTCTAGAGATAACAAAATCAATAGCAATGAATTCAATGGCACGAGCAGGCTTAATAAAGATCTGAGCGTACATAATATTCTGGTCAATCAGATCAGGTGTGGTTGTGGTCTCATCAAGGACAATCTTAAATTCAGTGACACCAAAGTTAGACTTAACACTCTGTAGAATTCTACTTGCTCGTGACTTAAATCTATTAAATGTTACGTCAACTGCTTGATCAAACAGTAGATCTCTAGCCACAGCACCGATACGCTTCTTAATAAAGACCATTAAACGACGAACGTTGATACGATCGAGAGCAGACTGCTGAAGTTGAAGAGTCTTTTGTCCGAATACAACAATACCACCAGCAGCAGTAAAGTTAGCAATTGGATTAACCCTTGCGGCATAAAGTTCATCACGTAGACCTTTAGTTAGACTACGCCAAGTGTTATCCACACGAGGACCGTTTGGTCCGCCTAATGGACTCAGACCACCACGATTAAATCCAGCAGGGGCAAACCATGGTTGTGTTGCTGCCTCTGATGCGGCAATCGCTCCAATACCAGCAACTGATGGAGGGGCAAGAAGTATTGCATTGTTAGGCGACACTGTGTCTACAAGTCTAACCCATGGGTAATAAGCGGCAGCGTATGAATTATCAATAAACCTTGAAGATAGATTATTTACAGTGCTTTCAACAGATCCCGCCGCAGCAACACCATTTCCTCCATCATATCCTGGGACATAGCCTCCTTCTAGATCAACAATTGCCAGGTGATCAGAACGCTCTGCGGCATTTGACAAAACACGATCAGTGACACCGGTATCAGTAATACCAGGTATAGAAAGAAGATCAAAAGAAACATACTCTGGGTCTCCAACAATATCAAGTGCTTTTTCAAGAGTCGCTCTTTCATAAGAGGTTGTTTCATCAGCGCCAATATTTGTATTATCAAACGGATCAGCTTCAAAGACATCAAGACCATCACGTCCACCAAAAAATGGAGCAATAAACTGTCTTACACCACCGTCGGTTGAACTAGTTAATAGAGTTGACAAGGTATTACCTGCGGTCCCAGCAACAGAATTACCAGCAAGAAATGACCCTGACTCAAAGAAAAATTGTCTTTGACTAGTAGCTTTTTTAATATCGTCAAGAGAGAATGTGAATGAGTATTCCATTCCATCAGGGGGACTCCCTCCTTCACTTAATTGGTGAGTAAACGCAGCACCAGGTAACTCTCTGATTATATCAACGTAACTACCGTCTTGGTTACGATCGCCCGAAGTTCTTCTGTGATCAATACCGAAGAGTGAAGAGGGTGGATAATTTGACCCCTGAGTTCTTGCAAAGTTTTCATTAGTTGTTTGCAAAGCAGGGAATACAAATGAGGCTGTTAATTTTACTGCACTAGTGGTAAGTCCATTTGGCCCACCAAAAAATACTTGGTTAGCTTGGGCAGCAGGTAATTTAAAGTCTGGCATAGTTACACCACCAGTTACAAAAGTTTGGTTTTCAGCAGTTCCACCATCAGCGACAGTGAAAGTTTGACCTAATCTCATTACTGCGGTAGATCCAGACATTAAAGTCAAGCCTACTGGTCTTAATGGACCATTATAACCAATAGGAAGTGCTTGAGCATTATTAAGAAGACCATTTTCAACTATTGATGCCATTTCAACTCTAATAAGGTCTGATTTGTTTTCATAAAGCCCTAAAGTATTAAACCTCTTTTCTACAGAGTCCCATTCGAGTCTTTCGTCACCAATTTTCTTTGCAATATAATTTGCATCGCCTGGGCTAAGAGTACACTGAGTAAATTCTTCTACCTTTCGCATAGAACGGTTATAAATTCTTACACTGAATGATGGTAAGTTTTCTGCATCTCCAATGTTGAGATCTTCAATTGCAATTTTGTATTTCTTTTGAAATTCAACACCTTCACTTAAAGCAGCAAATCTAAATAACTGTTGTTGATTTGGTCTTTGATCAAAAAACCAACCAGTCCTAGCAGCTTGTGCGTTTCCTAGATTGTATCCCCAATTGTTATTTGCGTTCAGTGAACCAGATTGGAGTGCAAGGATAATACCAAATTGTTCTCCGGGATTAGGTTTAAAATCATTTACGTGTTCAACAACTGCTTGTTCAAAAGTCTCACCTAAGAAATAATCAACGTCTGTTTTACCGAAGTTTGCATTATTGTTAATTTTTTGTGGATTTGTGTTTAACACCTTTCTGATGTAGTTGCTAGTATCTGTTGGGTCAAAGTTTACAGTAAAATCTTGACCGCCAACATTAATCTTGAAAGTACTAGCCTTTGCAGCCGTAGAGATAGATTCTACAAATTGACCAGCAGCAGTTACGTCGCCCGCAAGCGCAGAGTTTGCACTTACTGGTTCTCCGACAAGTCGAACACCAGTGGAATCTCCATCAATATAAAACACAGCAGCTAACGACCCTGTATGGTTATCGGTCATTGTACCAGATGGGCAAATAAACAGTCCATAAGCAGACTTGTTAGAGGATGGTGTTGCACTTGGTCCTCCAGCGATTTTCCACCCTGCTTCTCCAGCATCAGTGGAGGCCTCTGGTGACTTTTCACCTAGAAGTCTGACAAATTTAACCGGTGCGATACCAGAGGCTAAATAAGCCTGTGCAGCGTACATTGCGTACATTGGCGTTGCATAGTTGCCTTCTCTCCACGGATCTGTTGATGGACTTTGACCAGAAACTGGATCTCCAAAAACTTCTCGGAAGTCTGCAAAATTTCTAATAGTGACAGGTTGCATCGCTGGACCCATCGGTGCTCTACCAATAAGAAGTAATCCGTCTTCTTCGGGAGTTGGGCTAATTTGCGATTGATCAACTTCTCTCAGTTGAACACCAGGTGAAATAAAATCAAATCTTCTAGGCATTAAAATTCTCCTTATGCATTAATACATTCAAAGTAAATAGTTTCTTCAACCACGAAACGCATTTACTCCCTATACTTTCCATCATCATTGGCCCAGGGTCTTGTATCCCCAACAATCACTCTTTCTCTCGTGATTCTAACTTGAACTTGGTTTTCTCTTCTTGTGATCTTTGGACGCTCTCTGTTTGGTCCCTCTGAAACAAGATACCCTAAGACTTTAATATTGATTGTAGCCTCAAACACTCGCTCTTCATTATTAAGGTCTGTGACATTGTTAATGTTATAATTGTCCTGAATAAAAGCCTCATAGCGATGTCCGTCATACTCAGCCAGAAAACTGTTCTTCGTGTCAAAAACAAAACCAGGAAGCAACTCATTCATCTGTTGTTGATACTCTGTCTTTACCTTAACTTCGTACATGCAGGTTATATAAGTTGGAACTGGAACAGTAATGGTCTCGTAAACAATTTTAGTATTGTTGCCCCTACCAGTTTCGTCTCCTCGACCCTTTGATCGTCGCAAACGATCAGCGTTTGCAAAATTTCTTGTTTTATCTTGCTTAATTACCCTTGTAGTTGCAACAGTTCCACCACGATAGTCCTCAACTTCTCCGATGGTTGCTTGAAATCCACCCTTAAACGTATCCTCTCTAGCCACTGATAATCTATGAACAGACATGAGGGGAAGCTTAAGTTTGCCTACCGAGTCTCTTAGTTCCTTATTATTCTTAATTTGATAAGGTCTCTCAGATCCATGCCATATAATCGGAACTTTTTTAAAGCCATCATTTGTTGTACACGAAAGATTTAGCACCTCATCAAGATAATAGTAAATTGCAGAGTCAATTGTTTCTAAGGTTGATGGTTCAAATGTCTCTACTGTTTCTGTGCTTTCACTCGGCATTAAACAACCCATCCCTTGCTCTAATACACTCTGCTTGTATTTCAAAGCGTGGTGCCTCTACTTGTCCAAACAGAAGTTTTGGCTCATTGAGTTTTACAATCTCATAATAAATACTACCGTATCTAACAAAGTCTCCCTCTCTTACAAATAGGTTCTGGTCTTCAGTTAAGCGTCTCTTATGAAAGTTGATCTTAATCTTTGTTGACTTGTCAATTGCAATACCACTCATATCAGAGGTTTCAACTCCTTGATACTCAACTAGTGCATGCACTCTAACAGGGTGAAGAAATGTTTTCTGTATTGCTTCTCCGTAGATTGGATGATAATTTGTGTGTTCAATGTCAATTGGGAAGTAAAGAACCTGTTGTCCAACAACTCGTTCAATAATTTCATCGTTGATTTGCTTTACAAGATTCTTTTCTTTTTCTCCAAGAAATAGTGGAGGTGGTGGCGAAGCTGGTTGTTCCCATTTTGACATTTATTATCCTCTTAAAATTCTTAGTTTGACTCTTCTCTTTGACTCAGTCACTCCCTGCTCAGGTGCTGATTCTTCAGAGGAAACCTGTGATGGCGTCTGTCCGAGGTCCTGGTCCATCTGGGCGATAAGATCTGCAATACCTAATTTTTCAAGAGGAATGTTCTCATCAATGTAATCTACAAGATGGTCATTGATGTTCTCAAAGTAGGCTTCCTCTGCTATTGCATCAAGGTGATCTTGGATGTCTGATTTCTTCTCGAAGTCATACTCATTAGCGTACCAACCAAATTTGTATACAAACTGATCTTCTTCTTCCTCTTCTAATTCAAAGTAAATTCTCATTTTGTCTGCTGGAATTCTCAGTGCAACCTCACCTCCAAGTGCATCATACACAACTGCACGGATAATCTCCGAGGATCTTGGGGACGAGTCTTGAGTGCGTGCAAAGTTGAGAAGTGCAGCAATCTTGATACCTTCTTCTTCGTCTTTTTGATACTCGGTTGTACCCTGAATACTGTAACCAGAGGACATTGGCTCACCAGTTTCATCGTCATGGTAAAGTTCAAAATCAATTTCAAAGTCACCATTAACAAGTGGTGTGTTGTAGCCGGCCTGGAATTCGTTCTCGGCTATTTCGCCAAACTTGTATTCGTTACCACCAGGCATAAGGTCATCTTGTTGAAGTGCTGCATAAACCACCTGTTGTATTGGGCCACCTCGCGTTGCAAGATTGCCAAATCCAAGGCCAACTCCGTATCCAGAACCATCACCACCAAAAACTTGCTCAAGTTGATACTCTATCTCTTCATACTGCCAGTATTCTTCCGAAGTCATCATTATCAAGTAATCGCTGTTAATGTCTAACAATACTTTGTAACCTGAAAATGTTGGGTCTTCGATGTATGTTGTTGTAACATTATCAACTAGACTTTCTTGCGGACCCAGCAATTCACCAAAGTTTTCAAGTTTGCTATCGATTAGATCATTAACAGATGATGCTTCAGCGTAAGTCATGCCGGTTTGTCTTGGAAATTCAAAACGAAACTCAACAGTAGCACTAATACTAATGTTAAAAGATTCATCCCATCGTTCAACTTCATAATTAACATCGATGTTAGATGAAAGACCAAGACCATCAATTGCCTGTTGGATAAGTTCTTCAACTGCGGCTTCGTTCATAAACCCAGCCTCAGCGGCTAATTCCCTCTCCATATCATTGTCATAGTTTATTGAGCCGATGAAGTTAATCTCAACGTCAGGAAATACAATGTTAAACATTCTTGGCAAAGCATCTTTAACACGATAACCAGAATCTTGGTATGAACCGCCATAACGAGTAAAAGCATACATGCTAACATTTTCTTTGTTTGTAAGTTCCTTCTCGGCAATGGCCTCAATCTTTTCTTTTTGTGCTTCTACTGTGGTTTTGTAAAGGTGATCCACAAGACCAGGAACTCTTTGTCCATAAATGTTTCCTTGTGGAACAAGAAGTCTGATTGGGTCATCATCATCGCCGTTGCTATCATATGACACATGCTTAATTCTAACCCTTGATACGGGAACCATACCCTCAACGCCTCTTTCTTCGTCTGCAAAGATTTCTCCATCTCCGGCTTCTGGTAGTTCGTGTAGGTCAAGTTTCTCTCTAATCATCTCTGGGGTTATTTCCTGCCCTTCTTCTGCTCCTACAAATTCTCTCATGCTAGCATCAGTCACAACATAAGAAATAAGACCGTTACCGTGAGCCTCAGCCAAAGCACACACATTGTATTCGTCAAATGATACTGTTCCTTTACGAGAAGGTAAGGAGTGACAAGAATTAAGTCCACGGAAGTCAGACATACGATAGACATCGATTGGGTGTCTAGAATAAATGATGTAGTTCTGCAACTTGTAATTGTCAATGTTTTTGGTTAAGTCTTCTAGTTTGCTTCCATCCAAAAGAAAGTCAGCGACTTTTTTAGCAGGTGGTGCAAGGACTGTTTGAAAATAATTTCCGTGGCCTTTTGCATCACCGCCGAGTTTTGAATGGCGATAGGCTTCCGCTGCATCACTATCCCAATTTTGATAGGCTGCATTTCCAAGCAATTCCTTGAATGAATCAATAAGTTTTCTAGAGACTTTTCCGGCCTTTTGCACTCTTGGAAGATATTCAGCCTTAAGTTCCTCATAGCCTATCAAATCTCCGTCTTCGTCTCTTTGAAGTTCTCCAATTTTATCTGTGTATTCCTGAGCAAGATTCCAGGCAAAATCCACTCCTTCTTTCCAGTTTTCATAGTTGTTAATAAAGGAGATTATGCGAGAGGCGATTTTTGATAACTTTAAATCAACTGTCTTTGTCACCTGTCTTTTGTTACCTTCTTTATCTGTGAATTCTTTTTCGACAACTTTAGTTCCCTTAAGAACAGGTTTTTTACCTGATTCGTCAAGATAGATAGTCCAACCGGCTCTGCCAAACCATTTCTCTAAGTCAGCAAGAATACCTGTAGATTCTGTGGCGCTAAAGGTTTGAGCCATGCGATACTTGCCATTGAAAAAATCATCAAACGGCAAAGCAGACGGAGGCATCTCAAGAAGGTCTCCCAGATACTCGATCTCTTCTTCTGTGGCTTCTGTGACCTGTTCTTTTGACTCTAGGAGAAACTTTCTCCAAGTGCTATCATTAAACTTCATTATGTTATCCTACGAAAATTTTAAGTGGGGTATTGCCAACCATTGCATTGGTATTATCAATCATGCCTTTATCTGTCTCGGCGAGTTTAGAGTAAAGCATCTCGTCAAGTTGTTTGTTAAGTTCTTCACGAAGAGTATTCTGTTCGTCTTTTGCTTGAGATAAAAGTTCAGTGGCGTTGAGAGTTACACTGTCACCGGGGATTGGAACTTGGTTTCCAAACTTTCCTCGAATCTGTCCGAGAGTTTCTTTCGACAAAGCGAGGGCAAATCTTCTAATCCACTGTTGACCAATTGAATTAATACTCTTAAATGGGACATTCTCCATTGGAAGAGTGTTCATGTTATTAACTCCATCAACACCAGAGTCATAAGAGCCGGTTGCAAAAGCATCATTATCCTCAATTGAAAATCTAAACCAGAATTTCTCTGGAGATACATTATCTGGTATTGGGTAAAGCCTCAATCTGTTGTCTATGATTTCATATGAGTAATGAGATGTTCTAGTGTAAAGATGATCTTCATATTGAATCGCTTGCATTTTATTTTGCCAAACAGGGATCACCTGGAAAGATGAATCATCAGCATACTGTCCGTATGTCTGAAGATCTCCAACAACATTAAGTCCACCGTAGTATCCATAGAATCTCCACATTTGTCGAGGAGTGACATAATATACTTGACGAATTTTAATTCTCTTTGTTTTATCCTTTGAATTATCAGTGAAGTCTGCATAAGGCACACCGCCGGCGTGTGCTGATGCGCTTACAATATTTTGAAGGTCATAATCTTGTTGATTAGCAACAGTGTCAAAAGAGGCAGAGTATATTCTGGCAGTTCCACCAATTACAGATTCAGTAGAGAATTTATCAGCAACTCTAAAAGCATAATCAAAAACAAACTTTGGATACTTAAGGGAAACAGAATCAGTACCAGTTACAGTTCCTTTGTGGTCAAAAGACCCTGTCTCGCCTCCAAGAGCGCTTCCTAACGCATTTCTTGCCTGATGGAGGTTCAAGATATAGGAATACTCTAAAACGGCCTCCTCGTAGTGATTATAGACGTTATCTGCTGTAAGTTCAATATCAAGGACATCCCCTCCCAGTCTTTTATAAGTGTATGCAACTTGGGCTGCTGCTCCTGTTACAAATAATTCACTAGCGCCGTAAAAGTTAATTGCTAGGGTTGCAACAACATCATCAGTGTTACCAGTTGCTGGTAAAATAATTGCACTTGTATTCGACGCTGGGGTTAATTCTGGAAATGACATCTATATGGTTCCTCCGCTAAAACTAAATAGTTTGAAGATGAAAGAAAAACCTCCGCTACAAAATGCAACGGAGGCGCCATCGTATTCACACAACACATTTTAATCGGAGGAGTCAGATTCCTTGGACGGCTTTTTCGTTTTAGCAGCGGCAGCTTTTCTTGCCTTCTTTTTTGCTTTTGCTTCAGCAGCACTTAACTTTGCCTTTGGGGCAGCTTTTGGCGGTGGAGCAGGAGCATCAGCAGCTTTATTTATTTTTGATTTTTTGTTTGCTCTTAAGGCGCTAGACATTTATTTCTCCCGTATTTTATACCATAAATAGTTTCAATAAAATAAAACACCCTTTCAATGAAAGGGTGCCTATTATACAAAGATACACTTAATACAATGTTAATTATGCATCGTCTGGTGCTTCGTATCCAAAGGTACGAATAACAAACTTACCGGCACTGTATGTGCCCTTAACTCCATTAGTTGCTGCACCTCTACTTAAGACAAGATACTTATTATCTATAGTAGTACCAGCCAGGTCTGCTGCGGTTGACATAGGAGCACTTTGAGCGCCTGCGTTAATGATTGTAGCATCAACAGATCCAGAAAATCCAGCCTCTGCATCAAGATTACCCGCGTTAACAACTGCTAAGTTAATATCAGTGATTCCACCAGCAGGTGTTTCAACACAAATCAATTCAACATCTGTGACAACACCGTGAGTTAAAGTGTCAATCAAAAGCAAGTTTGATCGTGGGTGACCAGCTTTCAGGCCGGTAGCCGATGAACTTACTCCAAGAATCAAATCTACAGTCCCAGGACTATGCTCAACACCAGCAGCAGGTGCCAAATCAATTGTAAATTCACTAATAATTAATCTTCCTTCTCGGATCTTTGAGTAGTTAGCAGCACCTGGGGAACCAGCACCATTGTTGTTGGTTCCAAGGCTATCTCCTACTTTGTTTATTTCAAACAATCTTTGTCTACTTAATCTTCTTGCCATTTTATTTCTCCTTATAAATTAAAATATTATTGCAATAACTTGTCTTTAATCAATGAATTACACCAGCGGCCTCGATGTAATTCTTTCTAGTGACAGCCGCCCCGCCCCAAGGAGAATAAATACAAGTTGCTTTAAATAGTTCTCAGATAAAGAAAAACCCCCAATCGCAAAAGCGATCAGGGGCCGTTCAGGAAGAACTAACTAATCAAGGATTAGGTGTATTCTTCACCAAGAAGTCCACGACAGATTACCAATCCGTACATATCTGGACGGACCATCTTCTTGGCATAACGAGTCATCACACCCTTTCTAGGTACGAAGTCCTCTGGCCCAAAGATGGTAGGAGTTGTTTGCAGTGGCACGTAAGGTGCGTAGACATAACCAGACTCAAGGAATGAGTTACCTCTACGTCCAACAAGAATAACTCCTCGTGGGAAGTAAGGATCAACGATTACGTCAAACTTACGGCTCAAAGAACCAACATTAACAGCACCAATGTCGCCACGGTCAGCATCAGCAGTAACATTCGCACGGAATCCAGCAGTGAATTCAAGAATGTTTGCTACTTCAGGTGAACAAACAACATAGTTAGCGCCGCCACGAAGTGTCTTTCTGTGGATTTGAGCAGATACATCATTGATGGTTTCAATGAGAGTCTCATACCACTCGCTAACAGTACCAGTGAAATCTGGAGCAGCTTTGTTTGCACCAAGTTCAGCACCAGTTTCACGATTAACGAAAAGACCTGGAGAGCGAGACCAGTAATAAGTAGCAGCTTTTGCACCGTTTACAAGGTCAGCAAGGATCTCACGATCAATTTCAAGAGCAATTTGCTCAGAAAGGATAGAAGTCAATTCAACCTCAGCATCCAAGTTGTGGTAAGCATTCAAGTCTTGTCCCAATTCTGGGGTCCACTTGGCCTTCAACTTCTTGGTTTGCGCTGTGATTGCGATTGAATCTACCTTGATGTTGATCTCTGGAATATTGACATTGTTCTCAAGAGCGAACAAGTCTCCAACAAGAGCACCAGGAGCAGAAGCTACGGCATCATACTGATCCTTAACTGGGAAAGTTAAATCAGTGTTTGTGATAGTGTTATCAATTGCGGCGGCTGCTTGATCAGCGGTATAACTTGCAGCAGCAACAGTGTAAACTATACGAATAGACTCAGCACTTGTCATTGCATCTGCGGCAGATACAAGGTCGCTCAAGCGACGAATTTGTACAACATCAGCAACGTTAGCCAATGCATCAGCAAAAGCACCACCAGCACCACCAGTATTAAGGTTGGCTGTGGCCAAAACAAACGCAGAAAGGTTTTCAAAGTCTGGGTCCCCTTCAGATGAAGTAATGTTTGCTTTTTTGATATCACAGACGATAACAGATCTACTACTATCAGTAATTGATAAAATATCTGGGTCATACTTGATTCTTTTCTTGTTAGCATCAGTAACAGCACCATCAAGAGTAAATGAAGTGTAGCTAGCGTTTCCAGTAGCAACACCAACGTTACCACCAAGATCTGCTAATGATCCACTTGGAGAGCCGTAAGCATAACCAGTAGCACCATCACGAAGTGGACCACTAAATCCACCTTTAGTTGTAGCATCGACAAGATCAACACCACCTTGAATACCTTTCGCTACCTGGCTAGTACCATAAAGCGATTCACCATCAGTGTTACCCATACGAGGTGAACCACCAATTTCATTAACTCCAAAAGTGAAGTCAAGGAAGAAGATCAGACCAGATGGCAATGACATCGGCTGAACGCTTACAAGATCGTTTGCAATAAGTCCGGCGAATACACGACGAACGATAGGGAAAGCAACAGCAGCAAAACCTTCAACATCGCCAGTGGCCATGGTAGAAACTTCTTTAAGAAGTGACTTTGCTTGGTTTTCCAATAGACGAGCCATGTTGTTTTTATCATGCTCGGTTTGAAGGCCTTCAAGTAAACCAGTGGCTTCCCACTTAGAAAGAAGTGCAGCGCCTTCTTTTTTCATATCACGGTTTACAATGCCTTCAGTTAGTTTTTCAACAATAGACATTTTATTTTTCTCCTTATAAATTATTATTTAATGCCTGCGAGTTTTTGCATCTTCTCCATAAATGGATCAACGCTTTTGTTCTCGCTTAAGTTTTGTCTCGAATTAAGCATAGCCGAAAGATTCGCTCTTCGGTTGACTGACTCGCTTAGTGATTGTGGACCCCTCTTTTTAGAGGATGATCCCACTGTAGCTTTGAGTGTCTCATGAAGTTGCTTTGCTTCTTTTGGAGACTCCGCTTCGGCAATGGCTTCGACAATTTTAGTTTTTTGTCGCTCATTCAAGGAGGCATCGCTGAGAGTGCGGTTTTGGTAAATTAACTTTGCGTTTGATAACAAAGTTTCTTCAAGTTTATCTTGAAGCTTATAAATCACGCTTTCAAGCTTCTCATTTTGAGAAGCAAGTGCGGAAATTGTTTCGTGAAGATCGTTAACTCTACCAGGGTTTTCTGTATCCGAGTCATCTTCCTCTTCTTCTAATTCGTCTTTTTCAGTATGAGCATCGTGCGCCTCTTGCTTGGCTTGCTTGTATTCAAGCGAGGCTTCGTTTGTATCAAACGTTCCGTCTTTATCATGCTTCATATCTACAATAATTTCTTCCTCAAGAACCTCATCTTCTCCAAGAAGGTCAAGTAATTCTTGTAATTGAAGATCCATGTCATCATCTTCTGTATCTTCTGTGTCGTCAAGATCAGACAAAAGATTATCAAGGTCTCCTAGTTCATCTGAACCAAGTTCAGTGGCAACGTCATCACGAGGAAGTGCATCCTCTGCTGGTGCATCATCCATAAGGTTCATTGTTTTCTCAAGTGCATCAAGATCAATGCTAATCATCCCATCACCAAGATCCTCTATGTCAAGTGAAAACTCAACAGATTGATCAGCAGACATAGATGGATTACCAGCAAAAGGTGCTTCAATCTCTCCACCGCCAGTAGCACCGGCATCCATTCCCATCTCTTCTTCTTTTAACAAATCCTCTTCGCTTAACTGTTGGATTTCTTCCCTTCTAACCATGTAAGGCTTACCGCCCATCTCTTTAACTGTTACCATTCCATCATCGTCTTCTTCGTAAACAACTTCAACGACAACACCCTCGTGTTTTACGCGATCACCTTTCATGCAGTGCTTTTCATTTAAATCTTCAGTCTCAAGCATGGCCTCAACAGCCTCTTTAATTTGTGGGGCATATTTTTCAATAATAGCCTGCTCGGCATTTTTGAGGGCGGCCTCTCGCAATGCAGCAGCATCGACAATAGCCTGTTCTAGCATGTTAGACATTAATGGGTCTCCTGAGAATACGTATTTCTTTATTAAATAGTGTTCTCGTCAAGAAAAGGAAGTTTATTGATGCCTACAGTTATTCCGTAAGGGTCTCTATGTTTCTAACTAAATTTGCATCTTGTCTTGTGTGAGAGTACACAAAAAATCTTAGTGGTTGTGTTGGGTCAAAATTGGCATTGAATGTTGAGTTGTTTGTCGCGGTTACACGATCAACGTAGTAGTTTCCACCGGCGTTGTAAGTTTGCCATTTGACAGTAAAATTACCACTGCCATCTTTTGAGAATCTAATTGCGTTAACAGTTAAAGTGCTCACCGTGCTCCCCATATTTGTTCTGTTTATAGTGAGAACGCGACCTTTATTACTACCGGTTCTTTGATCAACACATATAATAGAGTTCTTTTCAACGTCATTCTTTGTAAAGTTTTCTAAATCGTCCTGTGCCATAAGACCATAATGAGCACCTTGGGCTTGAATCTCAAACCTGATGACGAGATCGGTGTTGTTTGCAAGGGTTGAAAGACTTGGTAATGTGGCAGTTAAAAGGCCGTATAACTGATCGTCACTTCCGTCAGGAAACCTATCTGCTCTAATTCTAAATATTCCGCCGCCTTCATCTTCATAGATGTATGTGTTATCGGCAGGAGGGTTGGCTACGACTTGGTTAAGATAAGATTGATTTTGTGCCCCTTGGAGAACAACAAAGGCGCCATGCTGCTCAATACCAGAGCCACCACCGCCACCTCCATCATCAGGTGTTAGGCCATTAACTTTTTCTATGCTATCTGCACTGATGCCATCTATCTTGACGACATTGTCTAAACTAACACCAATTATTTTTGTAAAGTCAGCCATTATAATTCTAACCAGTTGTTCGATGGATTAAAGTAAATAACATTCGCTGTGGTTGTACAGTACCCAACTATTCTTACAAAGTCTCCTCCACCACTTGGAGCAGTAGTATCCATACCACCACCGGTTGTACCAACGTACACAGCCTTTCCAGCAGAGAAGTTTGACAAGTAACTGTTAGCATCAAAGAAGCCCCTGATCAATACACCATTTACGGCTGGGTTAGAACCAAGGGCAATACCCAATAATTGATCTGCACCGGTGGCCACAGCATCAGCATCAACTTCTGCCCAACTAGATCCATTCAAATAATAAAGTTTTCCAGCAGTCAAAGTTCCAGAGCCAAACTTAACAACTTCTCCACCACCAGTATCATTAGCAAGTCCGGTTGGGTCATGATGAACATCAAGAATTGTTTTAGGAGCAGATACTCCAATACCTGTTCTGCCTAAAAACACTGCATCGTTATTTCCATCTAATGTACCAGAGACATAAAACGAAATGTTACTGTCTAAATCCGTTGCTCTATCAGATGTACTCGTTAGTCCTTTTTCAAATCTAGCAGTACCATCATCCATAATACTGAATGGGAATGTGGTGTCTCCACTGTTCTCCGCAGAATTGATAAAGAAATCTGCTCCTCTTCCGGGTGCAATAAATAGAAACTCAGCAGAGTTGTAAGACATTCTTGCGTTGTAAGATCCTCCATCAGTACCATCTTGGAAAGAGATAAAGTTTAGTTGATCAGCGGACTTCATAAACCTTAGACCCTCTTGATTACCGGGTGTTACCTCAATACCAC